AGAGTGGTAGCGGTAAATACCCTTCGGGAGCTGCTTACGGAACAGCTTGTTGAAGTCCCGGTTGAAGCAATACGAGCAGGCATAGTGACAACCACGACGGGTCAGCACGTTCTTGATAGGGTTATCCCGCAGGCTCTTAAACTGATAGGCGATAGACCTATCAGGAGGCAGGATGTCATCAAGGTCCACGATACTTGGCGTGGGATGCTCCATAGTACGGAGGTACTCGGACATGGCATGCTCACACTCGCCACTGAACGCCATGCTGTGAGGACCAACACTCAAGCGCCTCTTCAGCTCGACATCGAAGGTCGTGGCAGGTCCACCCCACAGACTCAGCACCTGGTGGTCAAGCATGGCACGGAACTCTGCATCCCACTTCTCGTAGAAACCTTCAAGACCAGAGCAGATGGAGTAGGCTAGGACATTGGGCTGGAACCTCTCAACCACAGCATGGCCGGGAGCCTTCTTGTCATCCATCCGAGCCATCTCAACCTCATGACCGTCGGCCTTGAGCTGAGCACTGAGATACATGATCCCAAGCGGGTCCATGCGGAGTTCTTTAGCAATGAATAAGATCTTCATATCTCGTCCTCATCTACAGGGGGTGGCGGAGTTCCAGGTTCACGAATAACATCAACCTTTGGAAACCACTGTTCATACAGCTGCACAAGATGATTCAGCCTAATAGTGTCCAGTTGTATGCCCTGCTCCTTATGAGAACTACCACCGCCTCCATGATGCGTGACAGGAACCCTTAGGACAGCAATCTTATGGCCCTGCTCCTTCAATCGAAAACAGAAGTCAGAGTCTGACCCTACGAAAGGACCATAGCGCCAGTCCAAGGCGCCAACCTGCTCAATTACACTCCTCCGGAAGCACCAGAACAGACTAGGAATAGCATCTACCAACGCACCATCCATCGGATCAAGAGTACCAAAGTCAACCGGGTCCGAGTAGCCGTAGATAGTCTCCATACCATCCCAATTGCCAATGGGCCACTTGTCCTTCTCCCACAACTCCTTCACTATCTTGCCACCGCACGGACCCACAAGTGCCACTTCAGGATGTGCTTCCATGAACTTAAGACAACGCTTAAAGACATCAGGAGACCGGACTACCACATCCGAGTCAATGGAGAATATAAATGTTCCTTGAGCAAGCTCATACCCGAGGTTCTTGGCAACTACACCACAATTATGACTCAGATAGATCACTCGGATGCGACCATCCCGGTCCACAGCTTGATCAACCGTCAGACGTAACATATCAGAGGACTTGTTGACTACGAGGATGATCTCAGCATCATGCGGGGCAGACTCTCGAAGCCCAAGCAGAGCAGTAGAACAGATACCCCACTGGTCCTTATCATCAAAGTCACACAGGAGCATCACGATGGAGACCATCGGACGAGGCTCACCCAATCCTACCCTAACACAGTCTGGTTTCACAGCTTATCCTTGATCTTATAAACGTCAATGATCCACTGCAATAGCTCAGCAGGAGGGATAAACACAGTCTCATAGAACAGGTTGTCCGCGTCACTCGTCGGGGAGACATATGACCCTAGCATTATCCGCAACGCTTCAGGATAGAACATGGTTGTAGGATGCTGAAGAACGTGGGCCATAATGCCCATCCCCGACGGGAATGACACAAAGTATACAGAGTCCTTGATAATAGTGAAGGAGGCACCTAGTGGAGTCTGAGCCACCAGATTAACCAGGGGTATACTGGCTGCAGCAGCACAAGCGGCAATCTCCAAGCCCAAGTCCACATCCCAAGGAGCACCGATGAGAACGAAGGGGAGGGGAGCCACCTGAGCACGGAACAACTGCATGAACTCCACCCACTGAGGACCTTGCCATCCATTCCAGGTACCACTTGTGGCCTTGGAAGAGGCATAGATACAGACAAACTTGTCGAAGTTATGGACTGTCTTAGCTATCTTGAGGTCATTAGCAGAAGGAAACACTTCGTAGTGATGACAGATGCCCATGTCAGGGAGCCAGGTCTCAATCCTCTGGCCCTTCTCAATATGGTTGTTAGCGGACAATGGCAAGGGTACTCCATGAGGCCAGTTGATTATCTCCGTCAAGGAGAAGTTGGAGGGCTTCTGAATACGGACCAGCTCACCGTAACCAATGGTACCCGTGTACATCTTAGAGATAGCAGGCAAGAGGTCACAGATAGGCTGCAAGCGGGGTGGTCCACCGGCACAGACTTCTATCTCAAGAGGACATCCGAGTGTAACCAGCTTGCTGTAGACCCAGGAGAAGTCACCTATACCCGTAGGCACCTGCACTATCAGCGGTAGCTTCCTCATAACCTTCCTTTAGGTAACACATCGAAGTCAGCATAGAAGACGCCTTCCTGATTCCACTCCTTCGGCCGGCGACCTGGTCCTACTCGTATGAATGTTGGTCCCTCAAACCAAGAGAACACCTTGGAGAGCTGGTTAACCCAATTCCTATCAGGTGTAGCATGATCAGCGGAACGGCGGTAGTTGGGAGTATCCTTGTAAAGGTTGTTGAAGGGCTCCGGATCGTCCGTATCCCCATCATCAGCAAGATCAAACCCTATCAGATATATACGTTTAATGTTCGGGTACCGCAGACACATCAAGTGGAGGGCAGTTGGGCCAGCTGACCATCCCCTATCCTCGTAAACGGTGTCTTCGTGGGTAGATAGCAGGCGGAAGGGTGTATCAGATGTTCTCTCTCGGTAGATCAGATGACCCTTGTAACGGGACTCTCGGATCTCATGGACCATCATCCTGTCAACGGACACAAGGACGGTAGAAATGAAGTCACGATAAAGGGCGTTACAACCAAAGACGGGTCCATGGGTGACCAGAGCATGCAGGTTAAGCCCTCGTCTAGACTCCCCGTTGCCAAGAACAAAACCAATGGCGGGGTCATCGCTCCACTTCTCTGGCACCGACCTCTCCTATCCGATCCACAGCACAGGCGGGGCAGTGCTTCTTGTCAGGCTTAACACGAATATCGGCCATACTCAAGCCAGAAGGATGAGAGCAATCTACAGACTCAACGGAGCCATTACTAATGACACCTTCCTTACACATCTGGTTCATCTCATTCTCCAGAGCTGTGCGCAGGCGATGTTCTTCTCGTTCAGCGTATCGACGTTTAACCACACTACACCGAGAAAGAGGTTCCACAGCCGCAAGAGCGAGAGGCCTTGGGGTTATTGAAGACAAACTTACGGTTCATAACGTCAGACTCGAAGTCAATCTCAGTGCCATCAGCCATCTCAAGAGACTTCTCATCCGACAATATCTTTACGCCTCTAGACTCAAGCAATGCATCCTTATCCACATCAGGAACAGAGAAGGAGTCCACAAAGCCAAGGACATACTCGAATCCACTGCAACCACCGCCCTGTATACCAAACCTAAGGTAGCTCGTGGCAGGATCAAGAGACTGCTCCTTCATAATGCGAGCAACCTCAGCAGCAGCTTTCTCAGTTAGATCAACAGACATAGTAAACCCCTAGCAGAGGACACCTATCAAAGCATTCAGATCACGCTGCATCTTCTTATGCCACTTCGCAGTCACACCAAGGAAGGGGACCTTCAGTCCGTGCTTCTCCATAACTACCTTTAGAGCCTCAACATAGATCCCTTCACCGGGGACCGTAGACCTGCCTCTGTTCAAGTAGCTTACAGCGCAAGCAGGGGAGAAGTCCACCCCTATAATAGCCAGGATCTCGAACCCCTGCGCAGTCAGATCACGCATGTATTTAACCTGGCCCTCAGCTATCACTCTAGCAGTCTCAGGCAGGCCGTGTGCCTCATACCACTTCTTACCATGAGTAGGGCGGCCAAGACCGCCTTCAGCACAAAGGGTCTCAGGACAAGGCATCTGAAACATGTTAATATCGTGATCCATGCAGAACTGGATAACGGGCTTGACCATAGCAGGGAACTTCTTGACCACACCCTCGGCCATAATACCCTGAGCCAGCATACAGTGGGAGACGAAGACGCATCGCTTAGAACGGATGTCGGTCATCGGAGTCCTTAGTTGGCTGACCTGGTAGGACTTGAACCTACAACCACTCGGTTAACAGCCGAGTGCTCTACCGTTGAGCTACAGATCATCGTTGAGAGTACTCAGACCTTCGGTTGGCTACATACTTCTCATAAGTACACCCCTCAGTCCCAGGGAGCCCACCATAGATCCGATTATAGTCTTCCTCCGTTACACCACAGTTGAAATAGCCAAACCAGAACGCCATCCGACGAGCAACCATCCTCAACCTGTAGTAAACCTTCATCAACATGGCTGTCCTAAGTAAGATCACCTGGAGGGTGCTCTGCTCTACCCGTACAGCGGCGCTCACGGGGACTGAGGCCGGATCGCCAGAAGTACGCTTCCACTGCCTTGCGGACAGTAGCCACCCTCCAGAGTGGTTGGTCGCGGAGGCGGGATTCGAACCCGCGTATGAAGGTTATGAGCCTCCCGGGTGGCCTCTACCCTACCCCGCAGTACTGGTGGACAGTGAGGGACTGACTACCCTCGTGAAGTCAAAGGAGCGAAGTCTCCAACCCCCGGGGCCGCATGCGTTTACCCCATGTCGTCCGCGTGACGCCGCGCTGTCCAAGTCATAGACAGTGAAGGGTGTTTAAGGGTCTGCGCTGACCCAGTGCCCCAGTTGGATGGCCGCCGTATCACCAACCTAACGATTACCGACGTTCACTGCGTGTTTCCACGCTCACTGCCAAAGTTGTCAAAGATCTTGGACGATGGCCGGTTTCGACACCGACTTGTATGCCTACATCCCTAACTGCACGCTAGCCTGATCCCTGTACGAGTGCACTCACATAAGGGGGCGACTCGGGAGCATGTCCTTCCATGCGGCACCGTCCAAAGTTGTCAAAGATCATTCACTTCTAATACGCAAACCAGTCAAAGAGATTCAAGACGGTGGCTCTCATGGAGCAGCTTTCCCCCTGTTAATTCAAGAGGTACATCTTCAAGCAGCGCATTACTCTCCAATGCAGGGCTTCACCAACACTCAACGAACCACACTCGCTGCACCGACTTAAATATGGTGGAGGTGCCCGGAATCGAACCGGGGTGCAGTATTGCCTCATCAACGCCCTCATTTCACGTGCGTAGCCGGTTTCTCCGTTTAACGTCCCAGGGATAACGACGAACCACTGGACGGGGTCTTTCCCTCTGTCAGCTCACCACATACAACCATCTTCGGCGAGCAGCCGGAGGAGGGAGGGCCTTTCTTTGGTTACATCGCTTAGGCAGCGACGGCGAGAGGTGCGAACACCTTCCGCGGTGCAAAGCTCTTGGCTTTGGCAGGTAACAAGTTAGGTAGATGATTAACGTGGCCAACTACCCATCCACGGCACGCAAAGCGTCAACAGGTGCAACCTGTCGATACCATTTCACCCCCAGAATGTCAAAGAGCTCTCGGTGCCTGCACCAGCCACAAACAGAAGTGCAACCTGCCTCATATGGAGACAATTACCACACGGTGCTGATGTTACAAGACTGGATTTTCACCTTTTGGATCTGTGCTACTCACTTAAACTCTTCTTCTTGGCGGCCTTCTTAGTATACATTGCGCCAGTAGCCGAGAGATTACCTCCCTCAGATCGCTTCAGCCACCCCTTTGACAAGCTTGGTGACCTTCACTCGCACCACACCGATTCAAGTTAGGTTATCAGCTCTCTCAGCCTCCGCTGACCATGATCCGGGTTCATGCGCGGTGGGCCGGGAGCGGATAATATTATCATCAGCCCTAAAGCCACAATCATGGCTCTTGTACCCATCCTGTTCAACAAGGACAGCCACAAAAGACACAACCATGAACATTAACACAGCAAACAGCAAGTTACACTCCAAGTCTCTTAGCAGCCAACTTCCAGGCCAGAGCAGGGGTCGAAGCACGGGCTAAAGTCTTACCCCCAGCCTTAGTCTTCACAAAGTAATACCCCTTCTTAGGGTGACGAATACAATACGTGCGAGGCCTCTTCGACTGAACCCTCCACTTAGGAGGTCGGTAAGGCCTTAGTTTACCCACTAGATCCCCATAGTTTGAGCCGTGTTAGCCCAAGCCTGTTTAGCATAAGTACCCGAACCAAGTACAGATCCCTCATGAAACACATTCCACCAAGTAGCATACCCATTCGACCTCTTCTGAGAAAAGGAACCGGGATACTTCTTCTGCACCCTCATCTTAGGTGACGGAGGTCGTCTCTCACCAGCACACTTGATTATACGTGCACCAGCCCGTCGCCTCAATCTGCGTGCATAGCTTGGTTGCTTATCCATAGATCACCCCGAGATAGTATGACCACAGTCACACTCATAACTGTGCAAGTTGTTACCCATGAACTTAGGACGCATAATGCGGGGACACACCTGGCAGGGAATACCAGCCTCGCGGTTGAAAGCAGTCCCTTCCGGGTCACAGCCTTCATCCACCTTAACGGGCTTCGTCTGCTTGGGTACAAATGCGATCACAGCTCCACTCATGATTGTCCTATTTTCTCCGAAGTGACGTGTGCCAACTCATCCATCTTGAGGTACTCTATCCCCAAGTCTCTAAAGATATAGTCAATCATTGACGTACAGTTCTTTACCCTGGCATGACCTGTGACCGGCCCATTGGGTTCGAACCTAGTAAAGGTAAAAGCACTCACATACCGTTCAAGGGGAACACCATGCTGGAGGCCTAGACTGACTGCAATAGCAAAGCAGCCCATTATACTACGGTAACCAGCACCTTCACGAGATATGTCAACAAATATCTCACCCAATGTCCCATCTGGATACTCACCTGTACGCAAGAAGATAGTCTGACCACCAGCCTTTACCTTCTGGGTATAACCCACACGGCGGTTAGGCAGAGAGCCACGGACAGTTCGAGGCGCCGTGTTGTCAGGGGCAGGAAGAATCTTATCCAAGAGCTCCTGAGATACCGGATCATTCTCTTCTGACGACGGGAAGTCCGCAACCAGAGCCAGTAATTCACCTTTAGTCATCGCTTCCTCATTATCAAAAGGGCTTCCACTTTAAGGGGACAATTATCAGGGGTTATGAGTATGGGAGTACTATCATCCTCGCGACCCTGAATCAATATAGGCTGACGATCCAGACGGCAGCAATAGGGATCACAACCATCGTACTCAAAAGTCCAATGACAGAGGGAACAGTCACCACAACCCGTAACTTCAATGGGAGGGGTCATCGTGGTTCTATCCTCATAGAAGGAATCTGAGACTGCATACTATCATACTCTTTACGTATGCCAAGCTCATTAGCCAAGGCAAGGACCATCAAGGTAATGTCGGTATCAAACTTACCCTCACACTTCCAATCCTTCAGGAGGAGAAGTCCAATGGCGACCTGCTCACGACCCATTTCACTTAGTCTAGGAGCAGACATTATACACCTGCTTTCTTTTTAGCATCAGCCAGCTTATCTTCCTGAACGAAGCCATTACCGAAGGGACTACGAACCATCTTCTTGCCAGAGAACTCCTCGGCAAATGCGACAGCCTGACCTTGCACTTCAGCCTTATCACGACGACCGTGATAACGGAAGGGCTTTCCACCACCCTCATCACGCCACTCCTTGAAAGCCTTACCGTGAATGTGAACGAGCCAAGCTCTACCTCGATAGGGATCATGAGCTCTAAGCGAGACGTAAACACCACCATCGGCACTGATGCCATGGTCATTGTGATAACCAACTTCACGAAGGGCCTCAGCCATCTCATCTTTAGTCATGGCTAGTTCCTCGCAAAAGCCAGCATTGATTCAATGCTCTGGGGCAAGAAGACATTGCGGAACTTCAGACGCTTAACATACCACTTGATCTGGTTCTCTGCCAGCTCAAACCTGATCAAACGTTCCATGAAGCGAGACAACAGACGCTGGTCGGAGATCTCCCAACGGAAGACGCAGGGATACTCTTCATAGTTCCCATTATCAGCGGTGCGAGCCGCTACAGAGTCAGGGAGTTCAGTTCGTTCGGATGCCATCTTCGTATCCTCCTGTAAAGACCTTCTCTACAAAAGTATACGTGTGAATGTGGGTTAGGTTCAACCAGAGGGAGGTACAGAAGGGTCTTTCCAGATATGCTGAAGTTTCTTTGCAGCCTCACGCAGCACAGCAGAGGTCTGAACCCACCTCATCCGATCAGGAGTATCAGGGGTAAAGTCAGCGTTGGCAGCACAGAGGGACTGGATGTTGCCAACAAGAGTAGCAGGGCCATGCTTATCCAGCAAAGCAGCTTCCTGTTCGCAGTTCTCCTGGGTCTCTTGATCACTCATCGCTTCTTCCTCCGTTTCTTACCCGGCATGAATGGCTTGGGTTCAGCCATCCTCTTCTTCACCTCTTGACGCCGGCGGTACTTCTTATTCCTCTTGCGAGAGGACTTACTACCTTGTATACGCTTGAGCACATCCATGATGTTTGTGCCCTTCGGATACCACTTGTCATTGATGACATTGCCACCACACCGACAAGCCAGCATTCCATGCTTCTTATCCCGAGGCTTATCACAGTTAGGACACATCCCCTGCACCTTGATCGGGATGCCCTCTGGTACCTCAGTTAATGGTTTAGGAGCCTCGGGGACAGGTTCAAGATCCTCCTTGGCATCCCACTCTTCCTGAGTAATCAGCTTGGGAGGGTCCACAGTCGTGTCAAGGATCATGCCCCGCGGTATCGACAGACCCTCAAGGACATCATCAAGCTTCTTGTCTTCAGTCACAGCATTGTCTCTACAAGAGCTTTCCAATTAGCCTTAGGTCGGAGAGGAATACACTCCCTCATATGAGCAGGCAGATCAGCAAGTGAGTCCCAGACTTGTGGTTCTACCTTCATGAGAGAGGTCACAAAGCCACACCACAAAGGGGTAACAGAGCGATCAATCACAGACAAGACTATCCTAGAGAACTCAGCATCTGGATGCTTAGCAAGTATAGCATCATGAGTCTGCTGACTAGTCTTACCTGTAGTCGTCACATCCTCTATCAGAATAACAAAGGGTTCCTTACCAAGGTCAAACCTCTTCAGCTCCATAACCGACTCATAACGATCCAGATATTCCCAAGACGTGATCTTCTTCTCAGTAAAGGCAGCACGAATGTTCTTACAGCCATAGCCGATGATTCCCTTACACACAGACTGAGCCAGGCCAATACTACCCATTGCAGAGCCCACAACCCATGAATTAAAGGGCAGATTGTTCAACTGCATAGCACTGTCATCATCCTTCCAATACTTGTTAGCAAGAGCAGTGCCGACCCTCTCCTGAAAGAAAGGAACAGTAAAGATAGGAGTCAAGTTGGCAAAGAAGTCAGACAACTTACCGGAGGTCAGTTCAGCCACATACTTATGGCCATCCCACTTCCAAAAAGAGTCCTTCCTTGTCAGGAACTCAACCAGATCAGATTCTTCCATACAGTGCCCCATTACGAAGCCTCCTCTTCGATCTTGTCATCCTCAGACTGAGTCAAGCGACGGTCCATCTCTTCAGGAGACTCAGGAGCAAGGTGCATAGACTTGCAGAATGCCTCATAACCCTGTCTCCATGCCTTCCGCATAGGGACATCAGGTAGCTTGTAGCCCAGGATACCAAGTGCAAATACGATGTGCATGACAAAGTGATGAGGATACTGATCACAGTCCTTGTAAAAGGCCTTGATCACGTACTTCAGCTCAGAGGTGTGCCTCGGGTACTCAACAAAGGTCCGGACATCATCCACTGTGTTGAGGAAGGCACCACGAATCATGCGAGACAGACGCTTGCTTACATCCTCCTTCGGTGCGGTATCACATCCACGAACAGCAGTCAACAGCGTGCCCTGATACCTGATAGGAAGTTCCATCACCCAGTCCATGAGAACACACTTAGCAGTCATGTCAGATCCTTTTCTTCAGTACGAGTGCCGGGCGACCTCAGGAACTTAGGCTTACGTGACGGTGGATCTAACTTGGCAGCCGCAGCTACTATCTCATCCGCAGTTCGAGGTATACCAGGCTTATCCGACTTCTCAGCGCCAGTCCTCAAGACGAAAGCAGGGGGACAGTTGGGATCACCAAGAAGCATGCCGGGAACAATCACCCCGTCAGGGTCAATGATGCTCACACCATCCTTGGTGAAGGCAACCTCTAACTCGTAGACACCTTGCGGCAGCTTCACCTTCTTGAGCCAGAAGAACCATATCCCCTGACAGTACGAGTAGGAGAACCAAGCGTTCAGGGCTAAGACCCACCACTGTTGATGGAGGACAAGGGTATAGATCCAGAAAGGTTGTCCTGCTAGCCCAATGATGAACCCCCACCGACGCCATACCTCACGCCGACTGATCAGCCAGATGGCCGCAGCACCCGTTACCAGGATGCCAACCTGACAGATCTGGTCCAGCAGGTTCATAGCGTCTTACCACCACTGGGGTGGTCTTCCACGATGAACCATGCACCATCATCTGGCGAGACCACAGCAGTCAGGGAGAGGAACAGGTCACCCTTCTTCATGATGTAACGCTGACCACGGTTGCGAGACTGGTACTCAACAGAGTCGGCACCTGTGAAGTCCTCAATAAGCTTAGCATACCGCTCCAGCTCCTCAACGTGGGTGTCAAGGGCAGCACCTTCAAGGCCAGTCTGGGTGGCCACATCCTCTTTACTTACAATGACGGTCATGATTGTATCTCCTCAAAGGTTCTCTTAGCCGCATCCTGTGGATTGTCAGCTTGGACAATAGGACGGCCAATAACAAGGTACGTGGCACCAGCTTCCATTGCTTGCGCCGGAGTCATTACTCTACGCTGATCATCCTTCTTCTGATACCACTCAGGACGAATGCCAGGTGTAATCTTGGGAATGTGAGCACAAGCATACATTGAGGACTGCTGCGCCCTATCAAAGCACTCGTAGGCCAGGTCATTTGCACTACACACAATATACGCTACCTCAGCATCAGCAGCCTTACGAGCAAGGCGGCCAACAGCTCCCTCAACATAGGTTCCATAGATACCAGTACACTCCCCGGCATCCAGAGAGGTCAAGACTGTAACGGCGGCTACCTTATCCGGCAAGACGTTAACCGCAGCCTTCATCATGTCAACACCACCAGAGGCATGAACAGTCACAATATCAGGAATATAAGGCTGGTTCTTAGCCTCCTGAGCCCAGTTAGTAACCGTGTTCGGAATGTCATGCCACTTGAGATCCAGCATAACACGGCCCTTCTCACTTAAAGCATTAACTACGTCAACGCCCCCATCGTAGAACAAGGAGTTCACCTTGAAGCCCCATACCAGATCCATAAGACGGTCAGCCATGTCCACGGCTTCGTCAAAGTCCAGGCCATCAAGGGCCACAATAATAGGATTATCCACACTAGCTCCTATCGGTTAAACCGTTGTTCTTCTTCCACAGGTTCAGTCGGGGGAGACCCCTCTGGCACGGCAGACATTGCCTCTATCTTAATCCTGAGCCGTTCTTTAAGATCATACTCATCTATAATGGCGATAATCATGTGGAAGTTAAGTGCGCCCAGGATAGCAATCAAGGAAATACACGCCACAAAGATCACGAACAGGGCACAGCAGACGATAGCTACAGCAGCTACACCAACTGCAATAACGACAATAGCAATGGCAGCAGACAGAACAAACAACAGTCCACGGGCCAGCTTATAAGGAAATAGTAGGATCTTCTTAACCACGAGCAACTGCCTGCCTCTCGATTAAACTATTCAAAGAGTCCCTTGCCTTCTCCAAATGACAGGGATCACCACTCGCCTTAAAGTTTCCAAGAAGGTGCCTCAAAGTATCCAACTCGCTTGAGCACCCTTCTGGATCACCAACAGGCTCCTGTAATCCATTCTTCCTCCGCAGCAAACACATGGCAGCGAAGGCAGCATTCTCAACAAAGACCTGAACCGTCGAAGAATCAGAATCACCAGCCACCCGAGCAAGATCCTCTCTAAGAGATGGTGGATAATAATCCTTATAGACAGGATCATAAAGAATACGACGGATCTCTTGAATAAACTCACCCGTAGTAACGTTACAGACGGTTTCATCAGCCATCTTCCGTTCAAGACGTATATCTCTAGCCATCGGCAGCCTCCACAGGATCTCTAAGAGCAAGGCGAGCTATACCAACATTACCATGAGGTACAATTGGGAAGTCGAACCTCTTGAATACCTCAGGGAATGCCTCACGTGCCCGATCCAACACCTCCTTGAAATGCTTGTACCCGTAGACCAGGAGCATGGAGTTAGAACCATCCCTCTTATCCACACTGTTATCCCAGAAGGCGATAATGGACCAACCATGAAGATGGGTCAAAGTCGCTACACCCTCCTCTTGGGTGTCACGGGGACAAAGAGTACCATCCAACGTATTCACCCAGTACATACGGGTCATACCAGCACCTGTAAAAGACAAAGAACCGTCCTTCCTTCTCCAATTAAGGTGATGGCCAGCACATTCAACACAACCAAAGTAGTAGGGCTCAGTCATGATAGCTCCGGACAAGGATACTTCTCAGGGTCCTTACAAAACATCTTCCACTTCCTTCGAAAGACGGCCTCTGATGGGGTAAAGGTGAACCCCTTAAAATATGCGTACACATTACGAACCACATCCTCTCTCGTAGCCCCATAAATGTGAACACGACACTCTCCTGCAGGAGCTCGAATGTGTATACGATGATTCTCCTTGTGTACATCCTTCGCAAAGAGGCAGTACGTGAAGTTAATGTCAAGACCCTTATGCTTAACATAGGCCCGTAGATCAGCTATGGTCTTAGGCCTAGTCACGAAACACCGCCTGAAACCAGCAGTGGAAGCCTACTCCGATGTAGACCACAAACCACACAGGCCAACTCGCAGCAATACCAAGCATAACCCCAACGCGATGCAGCTTAGACTCAGGCCACTTATCGAGCTGGGTCAGCACCATAGGGCAGCAAGCTATAGACACAGGCAGCATACCGAGGTACACACCCCACAGTACTATCTGCCAAGATTCACTCATCAATCATCGCCTCAAACGTGGGTTTACCTGTGCCATCCAACTTCATACGCACAGCAGGCTTACTGTCATCACCGTCTGCAAGAGCCTTAATGATGTTCCGCATGGTATCAAGAGGGAGTAGGTTGATGGCATCCACCAACATGCAGATAGCCTTGAGGGTGTTGAAGTCCTCTTGGGTCATCAAGGTCTCACCACACTTGGGGCAATGCTTGCCCACCTGGAGGGAATACCAGCCTACAATGGTCATCTCTTCAGGACGCTCTGTTAGGTCCTTGTAATCACAGCCTTTAGCATCACACTGCAGGCCACTGACCGCAAAGTTAAGCTTAGGTTTATCCATCACCTACTCCCAAGACTCTCGAACAGTCTTAAACCAGGACTCTGCAGCACTACCAAACTCATCATCAGTAGGAGCAAGTCCATGCTGCACGATATAGTGCTCCCATCCTGCAGGGAAGACCCACTTACCATCAGGAGTAAGCATGTCACTACCGCCAAGGCGGTCACCACACAAGCGACAACGTGCGGTGCCACGATAACTGGCATTAGCTGACGCAGCATTCATGAATGCCAAGACAGCAGTGATGAGGTCCCAGTCCTTATCCTTGCGGTGCTTCCGCACCTCTTCTGGATCATCTGTATTCCAGAAGCCCATCTTCTTAACATTAGGATCATCAACTGCACGACGTTTAGCCATCAGTCTTACCTCCTACACAGTCTACGCATGTGTCATCACTATCACCAGCCAAACACGACGGGCAGACTGTACGGCCACACACCTTGCACGCGTAAGCCTCATCCTCGGGCATGGTGTTACTACAGACGTCACAGATAGAGTCACTCATAAGCTCACTCCAATCCTGACATCTTCCTAAGGATAGTTAACATATCACTTAGTATTTCTTCACTTCTTGAGGAGTATCCGGGGTGGTGTATAGGGATTATCTTAACACTCTTAGAAGAGTAGATGTCTGTTTCGAGATACTGTCCGATATAAGGTGAGATGGAAGAGTAAATGTTAGTTATCATAATAAAGGCATCAGTGCCGAGAGGGAAGATGTATTTAAGTTTCTTGAGGGCTTTGAATTCAGAAGTATGAAGGTTGTAGCAAGCTGACTTTTCAGCATGAGTAGGGGGTTTGTTGCTTGCGCCACGACAAAACAGAACATTGGTGATGTAGACCTCTTCACGAGTCAGACCAAGGGCGGGTAAATAGTGTTCGTCAAGCGTCCTGCCTCCAGAGGATTCGGGGTGAAAGGGGATACTGTGCTCGCAGTCGAGCTCGCCAGGGTCTCTGCCAATGATCATAACCTCAGCATCCGTTGGCCCCGAAGGTAGAACCGGGGGTCCGGTAAGGTTCAATCGATCACACAAGCAAGATGTAGACTTAGGTAACTTTCTGAGGGTGTGGGGAGTATTCTTCAGGTCCAGGAATACGGGGTGTGCTTGAAACTTGGCCTTCTTCAGATGGTCCAGGGTGTAACCACCTTCTCTGGTGAGGCTAGCTTCACCAAAGCCACTGTCAGCTTCCGGCATGGTCAGTCCTTAGAATGTTTAAGCAGCCACAGCGGTAGGCTTCCATGCTTCGCACCAATTACTACCCGAGGTCACTTTTGCGCTTAGGACACCTGGAAGTACGCCATCAAATGCATCCTTGATCGTCTGGATATGACTTGATACGTCCGAGTTGGGCACTTGAACCAACAAGGCATCAAAGGTCGGTACCTTAACCTTGTAACCAGGTATCTTGGCAAGAACCTGCATAGCCCGGAAAAGTACACCTGCAGCAGACCCTTGACATATGAAGTTCACAGCCCGGCGAATCTCTTCTTCACTATCCACGTTGGTGAGGTCGAGGGTGTACCGATCACCAAAGATCGTCTCCGCATAACCGCGTTCTTCCACAGTCTTGCGGACCTCCATCCACTTCTCCATGCCAGGGTAGGCAGTGAAGAACCGGGTCAGGAAGGCATCAATCTCCACCTTCGTCTTGTTCAGAGTGTAGGCCATATTGCCAGGGGTGGAACCATACAGGAACGCATAGATAGCAGTCTTCACCTGCTCGCGGCTCCAAGAGCCAGCCACCAGTCGAGCCATCACATCGATCTCATTCTGGATGTCGTCAATCAGAGACTGACAGCCACAGATAGAAGCAGCGATACACAGCTCCTGCGCACGATAGTCACCATTGACGAAGGTATGCCTATCAGTGTCAGGGATAATGCACTCTCGTATCTCAGCGATAGTCGAGTGAATAGGGGGAGCCTTGCCATACACCCTGCCAGTAGTGGACTCGGGCTGTATTTCATAAGTCAGCCAAGCTTCATGCCCGTCACGCTCAATGTGGGGCTCGGTATACCGGAAGCACTTATCCGTGGCCAGGAGTGACTTCTGCTCAATAACCATGAGGGTCTCGGGCGTATCATACGCAGTCAAGACCTCTTTGGCAAAGGATGGGTGCTTCTTGCGGGTGGACTTCTTCTTGGTATACTGGGGCTCAAGACCTAGATCAGTAATCAACCAGGCAGTCAGATTGATGGCCGAGCCCACATTGCAGGAGAAGCCAGCAGCCTCGTTGACCTTCACCTGACCCGAAGCGATCTTGCACTTAAGGGCATCCCAGTTCGCATAGAACTTCTTGACATCAATGCTAAGGACGGTATCGAGCAGGGGTTCTACGTCAAACTTCAAAGCTGTCCTCCGGATGTGACTGGCGGTCCTTAATCTCTTCTAAGATACGTTCTTGTGCCTCTTCAAGTTCAGTCTCTTCTATCTCCGCTAAGAGCCGAGTCTTCAGACTTTGGGCAGACCTAGCCCGGTCATCAGCTGCTTCAAACTCAGCACCAGTCTCGGTTGGACTGTTATGAGCCACTGTCATCAGCAGCTCCAGACCAGCCACAACCATAGCCCTCTCATCCCGTGTTAAATCCATTACTACCTCACCTTCTTAAGTAAACGCTCCGATTCATCCGCAAGCTCTTCAACTCCCTTAACCCTAAAGGAGCGAGGTGACCAGGAAATAGCTCTTAAAGCACCAACACACTGAGCCAACTGAAAGCGCAGGTCCAGCACCGTTTGCTTTGAGTCCTTCAGAGGAGCAGTCATCACTTCTCCTCATCCAGCTTAGTTGGGTCTTTAACAGTTGCAAAGTCCTCATCCGACATACTGTCGGCACAGGTCTCATGCCAGTTCAATATGATCTTAACCTCAGGGAGTGCCAGGTCCCAGTTACCATTAAAACGATACGCACGATCATCAATAATCAGAATAGTGTCGGGATGCTTAACATTGGTTACCTCTATAATGAGGCGAGACAATACCTCACTCTTGGCAAGAAACTCCCGCACCATATCCTGAGCCTTACCTTCAGGACGACCTGTCAGCACATACAGAAGATAACCCATCCGGTTAATATCAACCAGGGACTCCACTACCCCAGGATACAGCTCAACGTCAGGCCACTTACCCGCCTCACAGATGCACATAGTGTTATCAAAGTCAACAGCAACACGACACTTACGCTGCCGAATAATACCATCAACAAACCTATTCCGATGAGTGAACACGTTCGTATATCTCCTCAAGCTTGGCATCTTGCGCGGGGGACAGAGAATGGCCTTCCGACAACCGCTTCTGCAGACTGTACAGTAGACCCTCTTCATAGTCATTCACATGAGAGGTGAGCTCAAGCAGCTCTTCAACCATGTCCATAGGACTAGGAGGGTCACTCTGCATAGCGCTCAATGGGGGTCTGCGGGGTGACCTCTTCTTTCCCCCTTGAACTCTTCTCAGGGGGACTAACGGTCTTCTCTTCTGGGGCATCTTGCCACTCCGTAATAATATAGTCCTTGCCACTCCATCTGAGGACTCCAGCGTCCACAGCTAGGTCAAGGGATCGGACCTCCATAAGCCGGCCAATGAGAATACCAACAGCTACAGCTATGGTAAGAATTATACCCGTACCCACTATCCTTGAGGACAAGCTCATTTGGCACCTCGGAATCCCTTGATAGCACCACAGTTCTTACAGATCAGGTCATACACCCAACGGGAGCCATCATCCTTGACCTCAATGGGGAAGTTCTCAAGAGCAGCAATGGCCAACTCAAGGTCAGTCACCAGCTCACCATGCACCTTCTTCATATACTCATGCCTGCGAAGGTGAAGAACACAAAGGATAGCCTTCAGCATCTTAAAGAAAACCTTACGAATCGACATCTAGCTCCTCAATCTCAGCGTCAGTCAACACTAGAGTAACTACAATATGTTCTACAGGGACTACAGGCCTAATATACACCTCACCAGCGGGCCAATTATGACCGCAGAACTGACACCACGTGTACTCTGGATCACCCTCACCATCAACCAACACATCATACCTAAGAACAGAACTCCCACACTTCGGACACAAGGGCTTAGACCCAGGATAAGGCTCAACCATCACTACTCTCCGGGGGTCCAAACACCATTCTCTAGCTGGAAGGGAAAGAGCATGCCCCAGTCAGGACCTACAGACGCAGACACTGTAAGGGGTACTTCCCAATTGAATGGTAACTCAGTCATAATACGCATGACATGCTCAGCAATCACAGTAAACCATGCGGGGTCCTTCGTGACAGACAGGTCAATCTCGTCATGAACACTGGCTACGAAATGGACCTTGCCCGCATAGTCGGGGTTCAGGAATACCTCGCGGAACAGACGGACCAGCACCAGGCGCATGATGTCAGCAGCAAGACCCTGAATCTGGGTATTAATCACGGTACGGTCAGCGAAGGCCCAATCCTTCCTGCTTGGGGACTGATAGTAGGCAGCCACCCTTCGGATGCGGCCTAACATAGTGGTGACATAACCATCCTTCTTGCCAGCTGCAGCGGATGAGCGGACATAGTTCATGTGCTGGAAGTGGATCTTGTGCCACAAGTCGTAGAATATCTCACACTCCTCGATGGTCTTGTCATCAAGCCGGCCCTTCAAGGTCCAAGCATTACCGAGGTAGATCAGGCCAAAGTTACACTCCTTACAGATCTTACGGATAGCCTTGTCGTACTCCTCAAACATGGCCTTGGCGGTAGCAGTGTGTGGGTCTTCACCATTCACGAAGGCATCAAGGAACGCACGGTCACCAGTCAGGTTACCACATATCCGGAGTTCCTCAGCATCGTAGTCAATGGAAAGCAGATAATGGTCAGGATGAGGGCAGAACAGGCGCCTCACGTTCTTCATGCAGTAGCCTTCAAGAGCATTGGGAGTACCCTTCTCACAGTGCGTGAAGTTATAGCCCAGTACCGAGTGCTCACCATTTCCTTGGGCCACCGTGAAATACCCTGGTTCAGGCTTGATTGTGGACTGGATGTTGTAGGGCAGGAACATCTTAGTGCCCTTCATCCTCTTGTTCTTAGCTCCAGAGGCAAGGCGTGCAGTCGGAGCAGCATTCAGCTTGTACTCGATCTTGATGGTGCCCGAGTCACTCTGCAGGAACGGCATGATATACGAACCAAGCTTCTTCTCCAACCCACGATAATGCAGCAGCTTCTTGACTATGGGGTGGTCCTTCTCGAAGGGCTTGACTGCATCCTCAGCCGTAGAGTAGGCACCCTTTGCAGTGGTCACAGACATGGGAACACCACAAGACTGGAACACAGAAACCACTTGGGCAGGAGAGCCAGGCTTAAACTCGGTACCCGCCAGCTCAAACATCTCCTTCAGCAGAATAGTCATCTCAGCTTCGGTATCCTTGCGCAGCTGATCAGCCCTCTCAGCACTGATGTAAATAGGAGTCTCTTCCAAATACATCATGGCACGCTTAAGCTCAGAGTCCACCTCAATAATGAACTTCACACGCTCGAAGTAGTCGTTGAACCTCATCTTGAGTAAATAGGTAGCCCAAGCATCAGAAGCTGCATAAACAGTGGCCTCATCGGGGTCCAGGTAGGAGAAGTCGATCACCTTGCCCGCGGTCTCAGCATAGGATGGCATATCAATGCCCAAATGGTACTTGGTGGACTTATCCAGCGAGGGCATATTGATGTTAGTGTCAAGGTTCCAGACCAGATCCATCACATCCAGATGCTTGGTCTTCAGAGCATCCATCCCAAACTTACGGAGGACACGAAAGTCATAAGAGCAGTTGAACCAGAGCGACCGTTGCGAGCTGTAAACCATGTCGTAGATCATGTCGAGGGCTTCCTTCATCTCAACATCATCACGCACAGCGTTCATACCAACACGGTGCTTCAGAGGCAGGTAGAAAGCCTCTTTCATCTCAAAGCAGAAAGATATACCTACTAGGTCTAGATCAATGATAGACAGGGATGTGGTTTCAGTGTCAACTGCCAGCTCAGGGCAGCCAAGGGCCACATAAGCATCATAGATGGTACGGAGGTGGGCCACAGATGTAATCTGTGTGAACTTAGCCAGAGACTTCCAGTTCTCGACCGGCTTGGCCGCAACAAGGTCTGTCTCATACTTTGTACGACCCTGCTTAGCCATCAGAGGTCACTTCTCCATCTGCTGTTCTTGGTTATACGCATTCTCATGATGCTGTTGGTATTGCTTGACAGATAACTTACGCTTGGGAGCAGCCCTACGAATAACCACCTCAGGCTTCTTTGTACCTAAAAAGTTGCCTATCTTGTCACCTATGGTGACTTCCTTTGGGCGCTCACCACGGACCCTGATTGTATCCCCCAGAATCTTGTCAATCAGTATGCTATGAGCCTTAACATCTACGGCAAGAGGCTCCACCTTATCACTGAACCTCTGGATAGCACGCCACTGAGCCCTGTCGGTAGCCTTCTGCTCCTTCAGGACCTTGATCTCCAACCGCATCTCAACGATAGCAGTCTTGGCCTCCCCAAACTCAGTATTCTTAGCCTCCAACCAGTTCACACCAGAGGTAATTAGAAGAGTCGCTATACCGACAGGGACACCAATATGCTTGGTAACCCACGAGGCTGCAGCCGTGATAGCCTTCTTCTTTCCATTCTCTTCAGGTTCATCAGCCATAATTCTCTCCTTGCGAGTCTAATCATAACGCGAGGAGAGTGACTCTAATTACGCAGGTTTACGGCAGATGCTTGGGCTGCAGGATCTCGTCTTGCCCGTTGTGGGACATTCGAAACGTACTCGGCCAGTGCCCGTGAAGCCCAAGAAAACGACTCGCTTGAAGCCTACGTGCTGATACTTGATCTCGATAACAGAGCCTTCAAACATACCATTGAGGCCGTTAGAATCCTGACGAGCTGTATTGTTTATCAGCATGCGGCGCTTACGGCTGCGCTGCGAATCCTGAATAGCATTGGCAGCCTGGATAGCCGCTGTCAGATTACCCTTGCCTAAGACAGAGATAACGGACGAGGTCGGCACAGTCCAAACAGAGATCTCACCATCAGGGACAATCTCAGCAACCTCGAAAGGGGGACGGCGGCGGGGCTTCTTCAGACGAATGCGCTTTATGGTTCCGACGAGCTTATTGCCGCGTGCGCGGAATTCAACAGAGTCGCCAAGGGCCAGGATTTCAGTCATGTTGTTCTCCTTAGTAGTGGTCATGACTACTATACGTGCAGGAGGGTCTAAGGTTCAACTACACCGTGGTAAACTATACTGACTTCAGCGTTACGCCCCTCTTCTCGACCGTGTACTTGATCACGCCCAGAAGGCCATCACGAGGCTCTTCTTCTATAGCCTGCATGGCTTCCCCAACAGTAGGAAACAGGCGAGAGTCCAGCAACACCCAACCCAAGCCCTCATCGATCCAAATAACAAACGGGGCAAGAAGGGAAACCTCGACAACTTGGATAGACCCCTTAATAACACCGGACGCCAGAAGCTTATTATATCGTGCATTAGCACCGTGAAGGGTCTTCCAAATCTTGGTCTCTTCAGTGAAACCTAGACCCCAAATGCCAGCACACCCACTTCTAGCAAGAAGATAGTCGTGGGAGAACCCTGGAGCCGGTACCTTTACTCGGATAGCATATCTCATGACTTGGCCATCCAGTAGAGCTTCTCGTCCGGGTAGTCCAGGACCATCGGGTTCTCAATATCTTCTTCAGGATCGTGCGGAGTGAAGACGTTGTTCTCATCGTAGAAGCCGTATTCAGGTGTATCCATGGTTGATCTCCTTTGCTTATAGTACGCAAAGAGGACCTAAAGGTTCAATAGCTATTCCTAGGAAGGACCACCAAAGAGGGAACTATCCTTCAAGTCATCAGCATCTTTCTCTTCCTTAGCCCTTTGAGACTCTATACCCACTCCACGCGCCACACAAGCTTCATTCACCAATCGCATTGCAAGCATATTCCCAAGACCTATCTCATTCATCAGATAATCAATAGCAGCGACAGTATAGCCCTTAGGATGGTCCGTGGGAACAATAATCCGATCAAACCCCTCTTTGCCAGTCTGATGGTCCAAACACGTCAAAACAAAGAGGCAGCAACCATTGTGCTCAACCTTGTTACTCTTCAGCTCAAACTCTGGTATCCTCTCAGTATCAGTCATGCCTCTTTACCCCTTACTATCAACCACAGATCACGCAAGGGCCCACGACCCTCAGGATCATAGTCACCCTCACGGATACAATGCGCACGGAAGGCGTAGTACATAAAGTACGTACTTGCCATCAGACCCAACCCAAAGCCGAGCAGCACAAACCCCATCAGTCGTCTCCATCCCCATTCATGAGGGCAAAGCCATACTCAAGAACATCACCCAACTCAGGGGAGTGCTCTTCACCAGCATTCCATTCGTCACGACAGGGGTCCGAGCAGAAGTACATCCTACGTCTGCCCTGCATGAGATAAGGACGGTGTCTAAACTCGGAGGCATCCATGGAACCAAGACACTGAGGGCACACCTTAACAGGAAGAGTGGGCCTATCCATGGAGACCTTGATCTTGCTTAATCTGTATTGGGCATCAGGCATACAAGTAATACGTAAGACCGGCACTAATAGAAAAGACCCCCACCACACGGGTGAGGGCCTTGATGCCTATGGGGATTAAGACAGAGCTCAACCTTTATTGGCGTCAGCCCTACCTCCCAACCTTTGATCCGCGTTCAGCAGGGCAGTCAAGGAGCGAGGCCTACCCTGGAAATTCAGAAGTGGGTAGTCCGTCCTTTGAGTCAGAGCCTGGTATACAAGTATCTGTTTGAAACTGTCGCCAACGAGGGCTGGAGCCGTACTAAGCTGTACGGTAACATTATCCAGTATGCCCTCGCCTTCGGCGGGTGATGCAGTGTCAAGGGGTGTAGCCAGGTCTGTAGCAGGATATACCTGCACATAGGCTGGCGGTATCACAACCTTGACGTCCCCTTGCACAAGGGCAGGGGGGTGAACTCCCGTGACAACCACCACATCGGCGGCATCACTTTCCAGGGCTTTCTCCCCGGCCGGTTCGAATATCGCAAACACTCCTGCTAAGAGCATCCCGACGACGAACAACCTCCAACTCAGTGACGAACCCATCGCACGTCTCCTTTATCCAAAACAAACCACTCTCGATGACATGTATACGATAGAAGGTGTCTTAGTACAACTTAAAGCTTGAAGAGTGATCCACCAACACCCTTGTTGAAGGCAGACTCACCACCTGGCTCAACACCTTCGAGCACAGATTCACATGCTTGACCCTTGCCGTCAATCATGTCGACCAAATGGACGAGGTTAGCCTCGATAGTCTTCGGGGTAACGGGGCTGCCCCATTCAAGCTTGGAGTGGTGGGATAGGACACAGTGGCGTAGATGGAGAAGAGGACCATCCTTAGTAAGATAACCCAGACTGTTAGCTGCTGCCACTATCAGTTCATCAGCAATGACAATATGACCCAGCAGACTACCGAGCATGGAGAAGGTGACTCCCTTCACGGGGTCAACGTCATACTCATAGACCTTACCTACGTCATGAAGCATAATTGCAGCATAAACAATACCCTTGTCACACTTCTGATAGGACACATCATGCTGCATGGTGAACCCGGCGATACGTAACATCATCAGGGTATGTTGAAGGAGGCCACCTTCAAAAGCATGGTGAATACCTCGTGCAGCTGGCCACTTCTCGAAAGAAGCAGCATGACCATTGAAGACAATCTCAGTCACCACACCCTTTATCTCAGCCACGTTAATAGCATTGAAGTAGCCATGCAGCTCAGTCCACATAGCCTTGGTTTCCAGAACGGACTTCTTGACAAACTCATCAGGATTGTTCTGACCAGGGGGACAGGCACTTATGCTAGCTATCTTGGAAGAGGGTTTACCCTGATAAGTGGACTCCTGCTCGTCAATCATGCAGACCTGACCTGATATCACAGAGGGGTCCAGCTTACCATTGTCGAAATAGACAGAGGACTTAGATACAATAGAGTTACCTTCCTTCACATTATACCCTATGCGGAGGAAAGTGTTACCATTCTTGGCTGTAGCTACCTCAGCCGAGGTGACAAGAGCTTTTACAAGAGTCATAATTACACCTTATCATACTTGGGGCGATAATAGCCCTTTACCTTCTCAAAGTCACCAAAGAAGTTAGGCTCTTCTTTGATCATAGTCTCCAACATCATGTTAGCCACCATCAATATCTCTTCCTCGGCAGACTTGGCACAGCGCATAGTGAAGATATGCCGTAGAGCGCGGATGTTACCAGTCCAAAGTCCACCTGACGCGATGCCCATTCCTATAATACGACGCATCATGGAGGTGATCTGCTTCTTACCATAAAACTTAGATGTTGGAGCAAGCTCTTCTTTCCAGATCTTTTCCAACTGTGCATACTGCCTCTCAGCCTGAGTAAAAGCCTTAAGAAAGACAGCTCGCGATTCCAACTTCTTTTGAATTACCTCAGAAGTATCTTTCTCAGACTCTTCCCCAATAGAAGTAGGCATCCAGAAGGGTATATCCTCATACCTAATGAAGCGCATGGACCCTTCGGAGATAGCCATGCCCGCACGATGTCGGTTCATCTCACCTGTGAACACGCGAGACACATTCTCAATAGCAAAGGTAAAAGTCACATGCTCAAGCACGGAGCCATGACCCACACTCAGAATGTTCTCGATGAAGTCAGCCATATCAGTCCGAACCTTGGTCACATTGGGGTTGAGTCCAGGCTCAAAGGACATATAGCAACGCTTACCTGCCAGAGTAACCAGCAAAGAAGCATCAGAACAGGCTTCAGGAGGGGGAATATCAAACTCCTCAGCACCCTTAAAATCAAGCCACTTACGAACCTCAGACCTATCCACCTGAGTCTTAGCCAGCAGGAATATTCGGGGTTCTACACAGTGCATTACGCCATCTCCTCAATACGGAAGCGGGCATGGAGC